TATGTGATTATTTTAAAGTTGGGTCTCCGCAAAATGGAACTTCTTTTCTGCCTTTTATCCTTATCAATACCCGGCAAGCTCCTTCCCCATAATCCTGGCTTCCGGCGACAGCGCATCATCAAGTGGATCCCTGCTGTAAGAATATCTGGGGATCGCACATAAAGGGCATTCGTACTTGTCCGGTTCATTATACAGTAATGTATTGCACCATGCACATTTACGGACACGAAAAACAAAAGCCTCCACGTTGGAATCATAAAAATGATCATAAATGTCTTGATGGACTGGGGATATCCGGTAACTGGCCATACGTCTCCAGCGCCGATAATCCTGAAATGCATAATCAGCCGCTTCCAGCGAAAGTTCAAATATACGTGCCACCTCCGCATGATTGGCACACTTCGCATGATGAATGGCGATCCGGGGCGCCAGGACGTGGCTGGCAAAGGTATTGGCAGCGGTTTCGTTGGCGGCTGTTTCCATCATATGCTCTAAAACAATATGGCCCAATTCATGGGCCAGAGAAAAACGAATCCGACTCCATGGTCTGGTATTATTGTATGCAACAATCCGGGCGACAGCATCACTGTATGCCTCTTCCGAACATGAAATACATAATTCATAAAGCTCCGGATTCCTTTGCCCCAATTCCTGATAAGTAAACACACGATACCCATATTCCTGAAGGGCCTGCCGGCAATCAAAGGGAAATGATCTGGTATTACATCTTTTAAAAGTCTCTAATGTCTTCTGGATCAGATAATCATTCTTCAATATCGTCAATTCCTATTATTCTATTTCGGACAGCAGTTTCATCAGACATTTTATTTACCGTTCGTTAAATGGAGTGGGTGTCAAAAAAATATTTCCATCAACGGGAAAAAAGTGCTTGACATCTACCGTTGATGGGTGTATTATAATAATACGCCAACCGTTAACGGATAAAACGATAAAAGGAATGCACGGACAAACATTTGTTCGATTCCGTAATTGTACTATGGATCTACAGTGTTGTCAATGCCCAATATGCGAATGCTGAATGAAAATTACTTGCCTTCCTGATATCACAGGCGTAAGGAAGCGAAACACCACCCGGCACCAACGGGAAAATGAAGATGAAAGGAGCTAACTATGAAAACTAAAAAAACTGAGGGGAGGTAATGAATAGCAGCATGATAGAAGTGTTATACCAGAATATTACTGCGGGATTAAAAGAAATCAAGCCTGATCCGGTTTATCAGGAAGAACTTCCGCAGGATTTTAAACAGCCATCTTTTCTGATTGTATTGCAGAAGCAAACTTTTGCGAAAGGGATCAATCAAAGATTAAGACGTACAGTTGAGATGGATGTATCTTATTACCCGAAGGAATCTGCCGATGCAGCAAAAGAATGCTGGAGTGTGGGAGAATCTTTATTCCGGGAAATGAACGTAAACAATTTTAAAATAAAGAAAAGGAACCTACAGATTGTGGATGGCATTTTGCATTTTACCTTTCAGGTTGATTTCAGAGAATATCTTGAAAGTAATATGGCAGAGATGCAGATCATGTCCCAGAATGTAGAAATGGAGGAGGAACAACATGGCAGGAACATGGGAATCAATGAATAAGGTCTTACCCGGAGCCTATATTAATATCCGGACAAATAAACCGTTATCAATTACTCCTGGTGATCGGGGGACCGTGCTGATCTTACAGGAAATGAGTGCCGGTGTAGATAAGAAGATCTACACGGTTACCGCCATCGAAAATGAGTGGCCGGATAGTGCGACAGCGGCGGATAAGCTGCTGGCGACAGAAGCATTAAAGAAGGCCAAAACCGCATTGGTGTATAAGCTGCCGTCAGACCATGATGCAGGCGCAGTTGACGCGGCTTTGGCAGCTGTTAAGACGCTGGAGTTCAATACCCTGTGTTATCCCTACAATGCAGGAAAGGATGCGATAAAAACCAAAATCGCAGCATGGATCAAAGGGATGAGAGAAGATGAGGGCATTAAGTGCCAGGCTGTTTTGGCAAACTGCAGTGCCAACAGTGAAGGCGTTATTAATGTGGTTCAGGGAATGGTCATGTCGGATGGAACCAGGCTGGGAACGGAGCAGTTGACAGCATGGGTAGCAGGTGCCACCGCCGGAGCAGGTATTACCACTTCCAATACAGGAATGAAGTATACGGGTGCCATTGACGTAGAGCCGCGAATGACAAAGACGGAGATGGAGGCGGCAGTAAAAGCCGGTCAGTTGATTTTCAAGGTGGATTCTGCGCAAAATGTAACCGTGGTGTATGATATCAACTCACTGACTGCCTTTACTGTCGATAAAGGAGAGATGTTCCGCAAGAACCGGGTAATTCGCACCCTGGATAATATTGCAAATGATATTACTGCTATTTTTGAGAGCAGTTACATCGGAAAAGTGAATAATGACGATGCCGGACGTTCGCTCCTGCGTGCCTCATTGGTGGAATATTTTAACCAGCTGCAGGCAATGAGCGCAATCCAGAATTTTGAAACCGCAGATATAACGATTCAGGCAGGCAATGCTTCCGATGCAGTGGCAGTTACTATTTATGTACAGCCGGTAGATAGTGTAGAAAAGATCTACATGACCGTAAATCTTTAGAACGGAGGAAAATGAATAATGGGAAATTATACAAAAATTGAAGATCTGGTATCTGGAAATGAGGGAAGTGCTTATATTACGGTGGACGGACAGAACCGCTACTTCTTTGAACTGTCTAAAATCGAAAGCAGTATTGAGTTTACGGTAATTGCTAAAAAACTGCTGGGTCACCGGATGAAACAGCACAAGGTGGCAGGCGCCGAAGGAAAAGGCAGTATGACCATCTACAATATCAGCCCGGCGGCGCTGGCTGTTTATCAGCGTTATATCAAGGATGGAAAGGTACCGGCCATCTCGATTCAGACGGTAAATGAAGATCAGGCTTCAACGCTGGGCCGTCGGACCGTTGTTATGCGCAATTGTATCATGGCCAAAGTACCGGTTGCAGTACTGGATGACAGCAGCGAAGATTTAAGCACAATGGATATGGATTTTACCTTTGATGACTTAGATGAGCTGGACAGCTATGTGTTACCGGAAAATATGAGATAAGGGAGAGGAAGAAATCATGAGTAGTTTAAATGCGTTTTTACATCCAATTGAAGTAAGCCAGGCGGAAGTAGTAATTTCCGATCGTTTTCAGGAAAAAGGCGTGCCGGTGCCGTGGAAGCTTAGACCGGTGACGCAGGAAGAGAATGCGGAGATCGTAAAAAAGAATACCAAACGTACCAAAAAGGGTGAGCAGGAATTTGACCGCATGGGCTATACTTCTGATCTGGTAATTGCCGGTGTTGTGTTCCCGGATCTTAACAATACCGATTTGCAGAAGGCATATGGAGTAATTGGGGCCAGAAGCCTTTTGGGGAAAATGCTGCTGGTGGGAGAGTACGGAAGATTATCCATGGAAGTACAACGTCTCTCCGGTTTGGATGAGGATGTCAACGAAGACATTGAAGAAGCAAAAAACTAATCAAGCAGGGCGACGCAGAGCTCAACTATGCTCACTACGCCCTGCAAAAGCTTCACATCCTGCCTGCGGCGTTAGATGGGATGAGCCGACGGGAAAAGGCGCTGGTGTATGCCAGTATCGATTTAAGGATACAAGAGGAAAAACGGTCAGCGAAGAAATTAAAATCGTAAGAAAGGGGGTGAGTGGATGGCAACACTCAATGATATGTTTTCGGCAGCGGGATTTAGTGCTTCCATCGAACGAACAACAGTTTACATGGATAACTTGATTGCTGTAACAGAGAGAGCCAATATCAGTGCAGCCGGATTTAGCAAGGTGTTGAAAGCAACCGGCGCTGAGGGTCAGCAGGCGGGGGCAAGTATGGAACAGTTAGGCAATAAAGTGGAGGCGGTAGGAAAGAAATCAGAAGCGGCAGCGGGATTAACAAAAAATTTCAAAAAAGCATTTCCGGCGATAAAGAAAATTGCGAAAGAAACGATG